GCTGTGGAATAACCATCCAGCCAAATGAATTCAGTATTACCAGAGCAGCCATTGCATTTGAATTTAACCACTTTTACCAGCCCATCCAGTTCCCTTGAAAATTGCCGAAACTGCTGAATAGACACGCCTTAACTTAGCCCCACATACTTGACAACAAGGGATTTCGTGCTCCATTGGAAGATCCAATACAATACTCAACCCCTCGCCATCACATTCGTATTCGTAATTAGGCATTTAAATTCCTATTTACCGGATAAGGAATTCTGTTGATCGTGTGGCACACATAGCATCGAAGCAGATCGCCCTCATGAAGTAATCTGTCATCATTGCAAGTGTCGCATTTGATTGTTGATGGTTCTACTTTAACTCCGTCATCTGTAAAAGTTGCAGTTAATCCGGAACCATCGATAATCTGTAATTCGCCCATTTATTCACCTCCTTCAAAATACCATTTTCCGTTAGCTGTAATTTTTGCCCATTTGGGTTCACATGCTTTTGCTTTGCATACATATCCATAATATGGCTTGCCTCCTTTAGAGATTCCCTCTTTAAGAATATGACCATGCTGACATGCAGGTGGCTCATTAGGTATTGATGCCGCTATCTGATCGACAACATCGCCAACAGACCACGCAACAGGATCTTTAGGTTTATCAGCTTCAAAACTATCTCTTAGGATTGTTTCAATTTGTGCTGACTTAGATCCAGCCTTGCCATACATGTTTTGGCGACTTTCCAATTTATCTTTGAATGATGGATTGGATTCGACCTTTTTCATATCATCCTTTGTTGCAGTTTTATCAGATCCTTTAAGTAGAATAATTGCTCTACCTAATGCGCTTGTCGCAGTATCCTCAACATAGAATTTCTTCATATTTTGGATGTAGGTATCTCTTGCGCCAAAGGCTATGTTAGAAACACATGGTTGCTCATCCTTGCTATCTCGCCAAAGAGTTGCTTGCACCAAGATATAACCTTTTTCAGCATCATGACTGATAACTGAAATGTCAGATCTGCCAGACGGAAAATTACTAATAAACCATTTGTTAAGAGTTGCCACATCCTCATAATCCTCAAGATTGAATGCCATTACTTATCACCCCATTCAAATTGGTCATCTTTGACTGCTTCAAGGACTGTGTTATAGACAGCCCCATAGGCAATGAAGTCTTTGATACTGTCGTAATGATCTGAGGTTTCACTAAGCCGAGAAACCTTGACAAGTGCCATGCACAATGCAGCTTGGTGTGGTGTGATTGGGAAATCAAGATATGCAGACCAAAGACCTGCAATTCGTTTGTGGTTATAGTATGGATGTCCATAGACATTTCCACGCTGCTGGATCGTAGTAATGACATCATCAAGCAATTGCTCAGTTTTTGTCATAGTCAAATACTTCATCAGACTTGGTTTTGGTATTCATCAATCTCCTGTGAGAATCCCACCCATGTGCCCTGCCCCGCCAATATCCATTCTGGAATGCGGTGTTTTTAATTTCATGAATAATCCATGCACCTATACCTAAGCCCATAAATATCCAAGCCAGTTGTAGCATGTCATCTTTTGCAGTCATGCGCTCACCTCTACCAATTGAACTTTAATAATAGAAATTGGTGAAGCGTTGCAATTGATGCATGATTCATTTGATCCAAATTCGCTGAAGTAATACTCAGCTGCGACTTGGCATTCCTTACATTTACCATAACTTACTTTTGGCATTTTTACCTTGTTCATGTTGCTCCCTTTACCCACAGCGTTCGTGTGGATACAGAAAGTATGACCTAAAGCAAGGACAGGCGGTTAATTACTTTCGGCGTGTTTTATAACGATTAGATAACGCCAAGATCCTCAAGTTCATCAATATGATCATCAATCGTGCGATCGATATAGTCTGTTTCACGACCCATAAGAACGCTTATTGTAGCTGAATGACCCATCATGATTGACCGGCACTACCTCTACGCTCATGCCTTTCTTGCCAAAACTCAGCACAACAAATCCCATATTCCAATCGGCTGACGCATATTTTAGATAAGAGGCTTTGTTTTTCATGTCCATTAGGTGTCCTGCCTCAATGCCCCAAATCGTTGAATAACGCCCGTTTAAGCCAGTTTGGTGTCGAGTAGCACCCTGCCTATGGGTATGCCCACAAACTACGCTATTACCCCACTTTTTAGCCAGATTTAGGGCAGTTATACCTGCGTGCTTGGACATAACCCCTTCATCGCCATGAGCCAAATACCAGCTTTTTTCAAATTCATAAGCCCTCTTATGAAAGCGAATGCCAAGATCTGAGTAATTCATAAACTTCTCATAAACCAATTCGGGCAATCCAAGTAATGATGGAGCACCTTTAAGCAAAGTCGTAAATAATCGATCCGTATGATTTGATCTTATTATATCTGTTGTGCCTAAATCGTAAAGAATGTTTTGAGCAATGGTTCTTTCCTCATCAAGAGTTTCAGCAAATTCTAACTTTGTATTTTTTACCCAACGGGATTGGCTAGTCATATCAAGTTCATCACCAACATTTAATACATAATCAAATTTCTCATGCTTGCTCATGCGAATAAGGTTCTTTACAGCTTGTGGGTGGTGTAGTGGAATCTGCAAATCTGGTGTTATTAAATACCTACGATTGGCTTTAATCGTCATCCTCATCGTCAGTTGGATCTATGGAAGGAATGATCCCGCCATCGCCTACGATCCAATCAGGAAAAGTCTTATGCTCGGTCATTAACCAAAAGGCGTGTTCTGGTGTAAATCCTGCTTTACGAGCTGCTTTATAACATTCATGCAATGCGGTGTAATGCTGATCTATCTTTGTTAATGGTTCAGGAGATTGGCGAACGATACGCTTATTGATCTTTTTGCGTTTGATAGGTTTGCGTGTGTTCGCCATGACAAAAATTATCGCTTACTGATTAAGACAAACAGATCATCGACACGCTGTTCTAATCTTGTAATTTGATCTTTGATCGAACTTCCAGAATTGGGCTTCAATTCTTGTAAGTAGGATTTAATAACCCAGCGCAGACCCAGCAACAAACTTGTTGATATGGCGGATACGCCAACGGCGATACCAACCCATTCGTTTGCTGTCATCTCGCATTAATTCCATAATCAGCTTCTTTGCCGGACTTTGGGTCTAATGCTTTTGCAATAGGTGCAACTAACGCACCAGCCAAGATTGCAAACTCTGGTCTGATGTCAGCTACAATTGCCAAAAGAACAGTAATGCCGGAAGCAGCCACAGCTCTTAAATATGACTTAATCGCTGCCTTGTGTTTGTTTGATAGTTTCATGTGTTGCCTCCTAGTAGTGGGATGTTAAAGAAATCGCCTTTTTGATTTGGATAAAATGAAACATGGACATGAGCGGTATGCGGTGATGCACCCTTATATTTACGCCATCGCCAGTTTAATAGTTTGCTGGCAATATGATGATTGTGAATAACATATTTGATCCGCTTATCTGTTTTGCCAGCAATGCGTATTTGATCAGCTAGGTAAGCAGATATGCCTTCGGCTGCACCCAGATCCGCTGTAATATCGATAGCACAAACTTCACCCGATGGCAAGGCGTTATGATCCGAAACCTTAGATCTCATTTGATGCTGCGCCGAAGCAATCCAGCCATCTGATTTTCTAGATCTATCAGGAAAGCAATCATCAATTTGTTCCCTAAGTTGAACGGCTGCTTTGGATAGGTAAGGCTTCATTACAAGCCTAGAGCCGTCAAATCCTCAACAGTTAAACCAAGTGCTGCAAGTTTTGCCTGTGCTGTTTCTTTGGCTGTTACTTTTGCTTGGTCTTGCTTTGCTTTCCACGCATCATATTTAGCAAAGCCATCTGTAAATTGTTTCTTAGTTATTGGCTCACACTCTAAAAACTTAATGCTTTCATAATCATCACCTACAATATACCAACCGCCATTTGGTATTAACATTGATAAAACATCTCCACCATTAGCCATAATTATGCTCCTATTTCCATTAAAATAATTGTAGATGGGTAGCCTACATTAACACTTGCTTTGGCTGCGGCTGCATTATTTCTGAATTGTGTTTTGTAAGTTATTTCAGATGTTGTGTTTGGCGAATCTAATTTCATAAGTGTAAGTTCGCCGTATAAAATTAATGATGTAGCGGTGTAAAATCCTGAAACATCATCAATACTTGTTGCATCTCTCATAAGTCGCACAATTAAACCATTCTCAATTTCTCCTGAGTCTTTATAGCCGTGTTGTTTAACAATAACTAAAATTTTACTACTGGCCGAAGATGGAGTAATGTTTGCTGTCAAATTTGTATCTTGAAAAGTAGTTGTTGAATTATTAACTTGTGTAGAATACCTTCCTTCAACAACCTGTAAAACTTTACCGCCACCAGCAGGAGTTGCCCATTTCAATCCGGTTGTTTCGGTGCTGTCGGCAGTTAAAACAGTTCCATTTGCACCAACCGCTAATCTTGCAGGTGTATCAGCAGCAGATGCTGCAATTAAATCTCCTTTTGCATCAACGATTGCATTTTGAATCGCATTAGCATCATCAGAAGTTGCCCATGTTGGAACGCCACCAGCAACAGTTAAAACTTGTCCAGTTGTTCCAATTGCAAGTCTTGTGTTGGTGTTTGCTGTTGCCGATCTATAAGCAATATCGCCAAGAGTTGTTTCTGGATTTAAGGCTTTTGTTGTTGTATCAACAGATGAGCCGAGCGTGCGAATAGCAGCTGCGCCATCCTTAACCAGATCGGTGTCGTCCGGTGTTTCCCAATTATAGTTCG